ATTTATCTCAACATCGGGCTTTTGAATTTTGAATTCAATCTTTTGGTTTTAGCGGCCCGTTGTTCTTGGTAGACAAAGAATCCCTCGCGGTCTAATTGGACATTGGTAAAGGGTAATCCCCTCAAAGTTCCTTCAATGGACTCCAATCGTGCGACAATCTGCCCGGGTAAATAGTCTGCACTTGAATTGACCTCATACTTCCCGGAAAGGATTTTCTCAGTCAGTGGCGCAGGGATTACATGGGATTTTTCAGATAGATTGACCAAACTTGCCGTGGATGGTGTTTTATACACCTTCCCGGATTGGGTTACCACAAGTTCGGATCCTTCTTCACCGACAATGGCTTTACCTTGGTAGGCTTTTCCTTTTGTTCCTTCCCGGAATTCAGGGACTGGTTGGGCGAGGATGAACCCTATCTGAGCTGCTGCGGCTGCGTAACTAGCAATTGCTAATGGAGCCGTAATAACACCTGCAATTTGTTGTGCAATGATAGGAGCGACACGGAATGTTACTTCTGCAACTGCTGCGGCTTGTTGTGCTTTAAATTGTTTTATTCTAATTTCCTTTTCTTCCTGCTTACGTTTCTCATTCAGTTCATTTACCTTTTGAGAATTATCCCCTGCCAGACGGAGTTCAGCATCGTACCTTTTAGATAAGGCAGTAAGTTCGTTTTGCGTCCTTTGTGCTTGAAGGTTCATAAACCCATCCAATAATTGAGAGGCAACCTGAGCCGATGCCTGAACTATTTCAGCATCTTTCTTTTTGCGATCTTCAACGTCCTTTTTTCTAAGTTCTGCTAGTTCACGATATAGCTTTGCGTTATCTGCAAGAATCTTATCATTTGCATTCAATGCCGATTCAACCCCATTATTAGCCGCCTCGTCATTTGCTGCCATTATTTGATCATTCGCATTGATTTGATTTAGAATCAGTTTTTCACTTCTTATAAAGGCTTCTTTTTCAGGGTCCACCCCGGTTATTTTTTCGTCACCGATAATAGTTTCCTGAAGAACCTTATTTCTTTCAATGGCTTTTAGTTTAGCATCATAAATGGCCTTTTGCGTTTGATCTTCTCCGTCTACCCTTGCCTCTCGTTCCTTAATACCTTCATCAATATACGCCTGTGTGATTTTTTGGTTTTGCGTCTTAACAATTGCCGGAATTATTTTTGCCTGATCCTTCGCCTGTTTTACATTTTTGTCTGCATACTCTTTTGAAACCTTTAGTAGCTTTAAATTGGTGGCAAACTCCAATTCCATCATAGCTATCTTTTGACCGTCTACTGAAACGGTTTGTTTGATCTTTTCGGCTGCGATCTGCTTGTCTAATTCGAGGAGTTCAACCTTCCTTTGGTATTCTTTTTCTAACGCTTGCATCCGTTTCTTTTCCGCATCTGCAAGGGCTTTTAATTCTTTTTCGGTCAGTTCTTTTTTTACCTTGTTAGTAACTTTAAACCCATTCACCTCCTTTTCAAGAGCATCTAAAACAATATTGGCATAATTTAAATTATCCTGAGCCTGTTTTAAAGCTACTTTGTTCCAAGATCCTGCCGTAATTATCTTTTGATTAACAACCTCGGCCTCCATTTTCTTTTGATATTCAAGAGTTTCTGCATACTTCTGCAAAACCACCTGATCCATTGTGGCATTCTTGTTAATGTTTTTACGAACAGCATTCAATCGCTCCTGCAATTCGTTTTTTAGGTTTGTTGTGATATTGGCTTCTACTCTTGCCAAATCTTCGGCCTTTTTTTCAGTTTTGGAAAGAGTTGCCTTCCTGATGGTTTCAAGAGAAACTGTGGCCAGATTAAGTGTTTCGGCAAGATACTTACTGATTGCAGGTGATTCTAAAAAACGACTCCATGCAGTTGTAAAACGTCCAAGGGTAGCCGTCAGGCTATTCATCTTTTTGTTGGCCGCATCGCCAAACGCATTCTCTAATTCAACTGCAAACTTTGGCAAGAAATCAGTTGAAAGAACCTGCCCCTGCTCCAGCATTTTATTAAGTTCCTGAGTTGTCACTCCCATTGCCTTCGCAGCAAGGTTAAACGCACCTGGAATCCTTTCTCCAATTTGACCCCTGAGTTCTTCAGCCTGAACTGTTCCCTTTGAAACAATCTGAGAAAACGCCAATAAAATACCATTAGTATCCTCATTCGATTTCCCAAGTGCCGTGGATGCTTTTACAGCGGCTTCAAATATTTTATTTGATTCTGCCAGTTTTATACCAGCCAGATTAGACGATACAGTAAAAGAGGAATATGTCCCTGCCAGAGATTGCAAGTCTTTACCATATCTTTCTGCCAAGTTGGTTAAATACTGAAAGGCTTTTCCGTTAGCCATTTGACCCTCAGTTGCGTAGTCAATGGTTGTTCTAAGTCCTTCAAAGGCTGCGGTGGTGGTGTATATTTGTTTCGCCATCGCAATTATTGTACTGACCGCAAAAGCACCGGCAATCGTTTTGCCAAGGTTCCCGACGGTAGAATTCATATTCCCGAACTTGCCGGAAACCTGATCCACGGCTTTGCCTCCTTCCGATCCGGTCTTTTTAAGTTGGTCGTTGTACTTTCGTAGTTCAGCCAGGGCTTCCTTTTCCTTGGCGGTCAAGGTGTTCATGCCCTGAACAACCTGTTTTACATCGTCGTCCTGAACAACGTATTCAACGACAATCTGATTCTTTGATAAAGTGCTCACTTTTTACCATTGCGCTTTGCCTTTTCAAGTGCCTGGAAGTATTCTTCCTTCAGGAAATAGAACTCCCATGCAGACCTGTCGCCAAGTTTTTCAAGGTCGATTCCATTTGCCTTTGCAAAGCTAATATTTTCCGCAAGTCTTTGGCGGAATCGGGTAATTCCTTCTCCGTAGTATCCAACATCTCCATCAATGCCACGTTCAGAGTGGTTTCCATGCTTAGGCTTTTCAAAAAATCTTGAGAAATCTTTTGCAATTCGGCTCCACCCGGAATCAATTTGGCCTCTGGCGTTTGCAAAAAAAAAGCAGGGACATCCCCGTTTTTCAGCCAATGTTCGATTTTCTTGGTTGCGTAGGGGTAGTCGTAGGTAAATGGGTTTTCGACCTCATCAAAGTAAACAACGGATGAAAACTTCAATTCCATCGAAGGATGAAAAGCAAGGTTCATGCGCTCCAGAACCAGAACCGAAATCCGGCTTATTTCTTCTTTACGCTTACCTTCGTCTTTGTATTTGGTTGAAAAAAGGATCTGGTTAATTTCAGAAAAGGCTTTTTGAACCAAAGCCGGTGTTAGCCTCCATTCGGCTTCGTGGTACACCTCTTTTGCGGCCACCATGCGTTCGATTGGAATTTGGATGTCGTGATTCCAGCAAAAATAATTTACGCCTCCGCTTGTGAAGGCAAATTCCACCTTGTGCCAGTGCTTTTTGTCAAGTACCCCCTGGTAATTAGGTGTCGGTGCTGATGAATTTATCGAAGACACAACTGGCTGCGTAGGTCCAGCCGAAGGCATAAGCCACTTGAATAATTTCATTGGGCAAAAATAGGGTTAAAATGTAAAACCAGGGCGCAAAGCAATAAGGGCAAAAACCCAGAGGCTTTGAAAGGTTTTCGGGTAGTTTAGAAAGCAAAAAACCGTACCATTTCAGGTACGGCACGTTGTCGATGCAATACGCAAAGAACCAAGCAAACAAAGCACAGGAAACACCATCAAGAATGATGTGCATTACTTCCTTGGCCGTCTTGGCTTCTTGGTTCCGGGCTTACCGCAGCTTGAGCAGTATTTTTTAGTTTTCATAAATCAAAGGTAGTTAATCCTCCATCTTAAAAACAACCTGATTGATCTTGTACTTTCCACATTCGTCCTGAATATAGATGGTAGGCTTCCCTTGTCCGGCATAAAGGGCATATTCACAGGCAAAGGAGTTTTTCTTTGTGATGCCGGTTACACGGTATTCGACAAAGTCAGTTTTCTGGCAGGAAGCAATAGAAGCCAAAAGAATTAAGGTGGTGAGTAGTTTTTTCATTGTTCTGTTTTATTTAAGACCCATACCCCGCAGGAACTACATCCGTAAAGGCGTTGATAAAAGGTGTTTCTGTCTGCGTAAAATTGCCAACGCTGAACTGAATCGAATCGGTAACAGTGCCGTCTTTTGCGGTGAATTGCAGGAATTGATTTGAGTCCGGATTTTGGAAATGGATGGTATAAGGACCACCAAATGTATTTAGAAACCCTTCTGGAAATGAAATTGAAGTCAAGTCAATGTTCACCCAGTTACCGTCTTCAACACTTAATTCCTCTCTTACAACATATCCAGCACCACCGACAATAAAAACATCAACAACCGGCTCCGCATAATCAGGCGGCAAATAAACAATCAGGTCGTCTGCGCAATTCGGCAAAGAAGCCTGGACAATGTATGGTGGTAAACAGCTCATGGTTCTGATTTTTGCAAATGTATAATCTTTTGCAACAATATTACAAATCAATCATGGAAGAAATTTCGTTGAAGTTGGCCCAAAGGAAATAACGCCATTCGTCAAAGCTGTGCCCAAGGTTCGGGTTTTTGTTCTTCCAAGGATCCAGACTGCCATTTCGATCCACAACTGCCAGCTTTGAATCTTCAATAAGCAAGTCGTTTTCTTCGGCAATTTGGACCAAACAATTTTGAAGCACCAGATTTGTAACAGCCCTTGATGCAATATGCGAAGGGTTGGCCGGAGGAACCTGAATGGCAAAGTCATTGACCCGAAGTCGTTTCTTGATGAATTGGTATGCAGTTATGTTGTCCTGGCTAAATGCGCTCCGGTTCCCTCCTGAAGCATCCCCATTGATTATGAACTCAAAGCCTTTGAAGTCTTCCAAGATCGTATCGCATAACGCACCCAGGTCACCAATTCGATAAGTCCTGATCCGGTTTATTGTGGCGTAATATTTGGCCCCCGGTCCATTTTTCAAAAACTGCTGTACCCCGCAGGTATTGGTTACGTTAAAGTCAAAGGACAGGTAAAGAGGTAGTTCTTTGACCGCTTTAATCTTTGCCTGTTTTACGTGAATCTCAGGATTGAAACCATACGCAAACCTATAATCCATATCCTCAATTCCCCATTCCCCCTCAGCCCAAACCTTGTATCTGCGTTCTCCTTCTTTGCCCTTTGATTTGATTCTTAGGAGCCTATTATGGAACTCCTCCCGATCAATGGCATAGTTCTGATAAAAGGTGGACTTGTAAAAAACATGGTTTGCAAGGTCTTTCTTCCTTTGATATTCCGAAAACAGCCAGTGGTTCTGGCTTTCCGGGTTCCATGATAAAATCATTGAAACCGGCGTTCCAATTTCGCCCCGGATAGTTGTTGAAATGAAATCATAATCAGCTTCCTCAAACTGATTGGCTTCTTCCATCCATGCAATATTCGCACCTTCAACTGCCTTTGCCTTTTCGGGCTTATCCATACCAAGACCCCGGAACCAGTTTTTTGTGTGCTTGTTTTGGATAAAGAAGTGGTCTTTCTTGATTATGAAGTCATTCGGGAAATACTTGTAAATCAGATCGGTCAGGAGCTTAAATGTGCTTCCTTCAATGTCGCCATAAACCTTTCGGGAGTGAATTACATTGAATTGATACGGCTTAAAGCTATGGTAAATTAGCTTTCGGGCAATGTTGTGAGATTTTGCTGATGCCCTGGTTCCAAAATGCCCCTCAACTGTGTAAAGTGGTTCGATGAAAGGCCAATACCACTTCAGCCAAAAGTTCCGTTGAAAGTTGAAGTTCATTCACTTTTTATCTGTTATGCTAATTTGGCCCGGATAAAAGTTAGCACAAATGTATTATTCCCCTGGTGGAGGTTCAATTCCGGAAATGGTGACGGTAAGTTGTTGGGGCGTGGTTTCGATTTCGTGGCGATCCTTCCATTCGTCTTTAAAGCGGTTTTTCATGTTGAAAATCCAAACCGTTGAATTTAAAGAGGTTTTGGTCTGCTGAATATTGCCGTCTTCGTCCCGGACCATTGTTTCCTTGTTGATGATATTTTCAATCCCCAATCTTTCCCAAAAAAGCCTTGCTCTTTCAATGCCTATTTTTTTGGAGTCAAGAAATTGAGGGTTTGCTTCCTGCCAATCGTAAATGGTCTGCTTCGAAACGCCAACTAATCCGGCAAAAGATTCAAACGAGAATCCTTGCGCCATGTGTTCGATAAGCAGTTGGCAATGACTTTCTTCATACTTTGTGGGCCGTCCTGCTGGCATAGTTCTCTGGGTTAAGTGCCTGAATAGATTTCATATTCGTTTTTTCAAATTCAAAGGTAGGAAGAAAATTGCTTGCAAAAAAAAAAGCCCCTTATTCGGAGGCTTTCAATTCTTTCAAATAATTCCGAATCATAATTGTAACCCGGTTCTTGTGTCCGATTGGGATTCGAAAAGCAACGGTTTCGGTTTTGGGACCGGTTTTTCTTCCGGCCCCTGGCTTGCGCTTCCCGTTTGTTGGGATTCCTTTAGGCATAAAGTTAAGGGGCCGAAGCCCCGGTTTTATTATAGACTTGTATAAAGTCCTGTTGTTTTTTCAAATATTGATTTCAACATATCAGAATAGGCTCCTTCCACTTCTTTGATTGTTTTTACATCAAGTCCTCTGAATTTGCAGAACTTCACATCGTAAGTATCCATTGAGTTAAGAGTTACATACATGATATTTGCAATTTTAGAACCTTTGAATTTTGCTACTAAAGTGTTTCCGTCTGAATAACAAGTAGCTCCGGTCATTACGATGAATTTGTTACCACCTAGTTGCTGAAGAATTTGAGATGCGATTGTCATTTTGTTTTTTGTTTTGTTTGATGCAACAAAGGTAACACCACTTTTTATTTCTGCAAACTTTTTTAAGAAAAAAGGCAAAAATTTTTGAAATATTTTTTTTGGCTTTCTTTGGGGCATGGAATTAAAGCATTTCAAACTGTCAGAATTTGACAGCCCTGATTTACCAGGATCAGGAAAAAACATGAATCCGGACTTTCTGAAAAGACTTGATGAGGCCCGTGAAATTGCAGGAGTGCCGTTTAATATCAACTCAGGCTTTCGTACTTCTGCCCATAATGCCAAAGTAAAAGGGAAACCTAATTCGTCCCATTTGCGGGGATATGCGGCTGATATAGCAACAAAAACGCCCTCCATTAAGTTTAAGGTTCTGGATAGTCTTTTAAAAGTAGGTTTTGACAGGATTGGTGTTTATTCAACCTTCATCCATGTTGATTGTGATCCACAGTTTAATGAACAACGCTGTGTAATATGGTAACGATTAAAGAATTTATTCAGGTTGCATTGCACCACATTTCTAATGCCCCTGGCTACTACTACAACCATTTCTTTTGTCCTGTAAAACGGGAATCCATTATGCTCGGCTTTAGCGGTCTGGCAATATCATTCAGTTACGGGCTGCACAAGCTATCTGAATACATTGCCGAAATCAACCTTATATGGTCCTTTGTGGCCAAATTGCTTTCAGGACTGATCCTGGTAATGAACTTCATTATGGTCTTTATGGCACTTGCCAAAAGAGTCCGGGACTGGAAAAAGAATGAGGAACAAGAAGGTAAGGATGAATTCAAAAAACGTAACCGATGAAAAAACTGTTTTGCCTTTTGCTTTTTGCCCTGGCAGGTTGCGCTAAGGAGTCCGATGTTGAACGAGTAAATTTAAAGATTGCAGAACTTCAAAAACAGGACAGCATTTTCAAGACTCAGCTTGCAATCGAACGCCAGGAACGTCACGAAATGGATTCAGCCATGGGGTATTACATTGCCTTTCATGATAGTATACTTGAAAAGTCCTTGTCTAAAATTGAAAAGTCAAAACGTCGGGGTGCATTTTGGGGATCCTTTGGAAGGGCTTTGATTGGGAAATGACAGATCAAAGGGGAAGTTTTCAGAAACGAATGCAGGTACTTGCCTACATCGCTTCTACGCTTACCCTTTGGGGCGTAATCCCTGCCCTTGGGTTTGTCAATAAGCAATTAGACCTGCATATATCCAATGAAGTAATGGTCTTAGTTGTTGGTGGACTTCTTACAACCTGGCAGGATTTGACCAAAAAGATTTTCCGAATCCTTGTTAATGGGAAGGAAGGGTAATAAAAAAAGCCCCTGATAAATTACCAGAGGCTTCCGACTATGCGGCCAGCTTCCTGCCAGCGGCGAAGTCTACATTGATTTGTGTGCCGGTTATGGCTTGTGAAGTCTCCCTCGGTCTCTTTCTCGCTGTCAAAGCCGGTCGGCCCCTGTTGAGAAACCCGTATTTCTACGGGTCGGCCCATGAGAGCTACTCATGGGGCTGTTCAAGGTTTTGCCGTTCCTATCGGAGTTCAAAACGGCCACACGGCGAAGTGTGTTAGTGGAGCCGGAGGGATTCGAACCCTCGTGCAGACAAGTGACTACTTTGGTACAAGCGTCTTCGCTGCAAAAATAAAAAAAACCGCTCAAAATTCAAGCGGCCTTTCCAGTCATTTAACCAAATTCTCACTTTTCAAGGTCTTCTTCCACCATCTTACAATTTCCCATCATCCGCCAAAGCAAGGTAAATACTTCTTCGGCCTTTGCCTGAACTTCTTCCAAGGTTGATCCATATAAATGCTCCACATCTGAGAATCCAGAATCAGCCTTTGGGAAAGATGGCACCGTGCATGAAAATCTGCCAATGTCATCAATAGGGCGTTTGAAGTTTTGTTCAATCTTGCAGATTTTGACATGATGGACTTTGCCATAAACATTTTTTAGCCATTGCTTATTTTCAGCCAATCCCTTTTCAATGTCCACAATCAAATGTCCATAAACGGCCCATCTGCCACTTTTGTCCGGTGTCATCTGTCCTTTCGACACGTAGTGGAATCTCCAGATTATTTGTGGTTTCATTTCTTCTCAACTTTTACAATTTCATCTTCCACAATACTCCACCCCGCATTTACAAAATACTTGTCATTAAACTTGTATGCCCGAAGCTCCCCTTCGTTTTTTGTCTCAATCGTGTACTGATTATCCGGATAGAACCGGGCCAAAAGCTTATAGTCCATTTCTGTTCGTGCAGTTCCGGCCTTGAATAGCCTTTTGTAGATCATCGTCTTCTCCTCATCCAGAAACGAATCGTATCGGTCAATCACTTTTCGGACAAATCCGATGCAAACACCCGTTGACCCGCCGAAGCAGGAATCCAAAAGGCGCAGGGTTTCGAAAAAGTCAATTTGGATCATTTTTTGTATTCTTGAAACTCCTTCCAATATTTCCGGGACATCACAACCCATTCCTGGTCCAACTTCATCTCCACCACTCCAGATGCCCAATGCTTCCGGGCCGGTATGCCGTTGCAGTGGCCGTAGGTGTAGCGGTTGTGGTGATAGATGACATAAGCCACAAACAGAAGGAAGCCGGTTATGAGGATTTCAAGCATTGTATTTCAACTAATCCAAAACCCGAACCTCCCTTACCCGGACGTGAGAATCCAAGGCAAAGAAATCAATCTTAATGGTATTCACCCCAGCCCGATTAACCGGAATGTTCATCTCCAAAGCACCAGGGACCGCAACACCAAGCTGCGTGCCGTTGACAGAAACGATTGCCTGTCTGATCGGGCTGCCCCATTTTGAGCCAGACAAGTACCCCGTCCATATCCGGATACAATCCACGCTGGCATTGTTATAGGTCAAGGTCAGGCTTGTTTGTGGGGCATTTACAACCCATCTGGAAGCGTTGGTGTTGTCAATACCATCCAATGCCTTATCAAAGCCCGGATGGCTTCCTGTAACGCTTGTGTGAGCTACCAAGGTGCTGCAAGTAGTAACGGGTGGTAATGGTGGTTGTGTCGGGGTGTAAGTCTGAAGGCTTGAATAAAAAACAGCCCGATGTAGCTTAGCCAATACCGATGGATGCAGGGTGTAGGTTGCCTGTCCCCAAATATGAGCATAACTATTCCAGCCTCCCGATTGGCGTATGGTGGTCCGGTTGCACCTGATCGGAACGGGGGAACAAGTTACTTCCCCAGCTGCTGCGGAATCCAGTCTTCCAAGTGGCCTGCCGTCCTTGGTGTACCACTCGCAACAGTTATGGGAATGTGAGATTCCCAAGTTATGCAGGATTTCGTGACCAATGGCGTACTCGTCATTCCCCGGCTTATCAAATCCTCCTGCAATCGCTTTGCCGAAGCCAGAAATGGCGTATGGTGCAGTTGTCAGGCTTCCTCTGGATATGAAGGCCGAACCACCTAATCCAGAACGTCCTGAGATGCGAAGCATAAAATTATTTCCTACCCTTGGAACCGTTGATGAAAACTGAAACAGCATATTATTTCCGTTTGTCTGACGGCTTACAATGTCGTGGCGGGTTAGGATCTTGATTTGGCTGATTGTGAACCTTAGTCCCGTCTGGCGTTCCATGTTCCATGCAATCCGGGCGAATCTGGCTCTGACCGTGTCTTCGGTAAAAGGCTTCCAATGTGCGTTGTAAATTGAATCCACTTCGATGTAAAACGGAACAATGCGATAGCTTCGGTAAGTTGGTTCCCAGAAATCCGGTTCACTTGCAGCCCTGAGCATTGACGGCTCTGCTGGCGCAGGAACTTCGTCGGAGGTCACAACCAATTCGTCGGTTTGTGGGCCTGTTAGGTTGTGGGTGCAGCTTCCTAATCCCATCAGGAAAACTGCTAAAATGAAAAGTGTGTTTTTCATGGGGTAAAATTAAAGCTTTTTGTTTTGTTGCTTTTCAATCTTCTGCTCCAATTCATTGATATTCTCCGCATCATGCTCCCAATCCCCTTCTTTGGCCATCTTCAGCATTTCATTTGCATCTTCAATCATTCCGGCCTTAAAGGCTATCCAGCCCGCTGACCTAAATAAAATGGTCCGTGTTGGCTCAGGGTGTGGCGTTGCGTTGTGGCAGATTGTAGCGGCTTCCTTTTCGGATTGAAAGGCAATTTTTCGGGCAACCTTTGCTTTTTCCAAATCATTTTTCCCCTCATACACAAGTGCTTTGTATGAACAAGAAATGGCTACATCGTGCAGCTTTTGAGCAGATTTAAATTTCATGGCTCTGGATTGAGTTTTAATAGACTCAAAATTTCTAATCCTCTTTTGTGGCATATTTCAATTTGCTCCCACCCATGCCCATCATAATTTTTTTCATGGAGTAATATGTCTGCCGCTTCGATTAGCTTGGCCAACACAGAAGCTGTGTTCCATGCTTTTCCTTCTTCAGTAGGCAGGGGTGGTTCTTGCCCACTTTGAAGCCCAATGATTTTCCCGGCAGCAAAAATCGACTTCAGCTCGGCTGGTGTGCCTTTTTTAAGGATTTCTTTTTCAACCTCTAAGGCTGCTTCAAGGTCTTGTTTTGTGTATTTCATGGCTCTGGATTGGTTTTTGTAGAATATTTGCTCCAGTCCCATCCACTACCATCTTCATAAGCATCTGGCTTCAGCAACTTAGCAAGTCTTTTTTCGGCTTTTTCGTGTACCTTGGTATCTCGACAGCAAGAACAACCTTCAGAGATAATGTAGTCCGCAAATGCTTGTCGGATTTGCTCCACCTCCGACATCTTTTTATCCCCCGCCAAAAAATCGGCTGCGGAGATGCGGGGGCGGTCGTTGATTTCGCCCGCATCAGAGGTGTACATACACCAATCTTGAGCCTCTATATCAAAGGCTATATTGGGGTATTTTTCAAAGTCTCGGCCTACTGAAAAGGGGGAATAAACATTCTCATCCATCCCCACTAATTTCCCAGCCACCATTTTCGCCTCTTCGGGCGTTTTTGGGACGATTACAAAGTCCCGGATGTTTTGTGTGTTCATGGTTTCAGCCCTAAGATAGTATCGTAAAAGTACAGAAGGACTTTCGAACAGTTACCTCTTCCCCCTTTTCTACTTCATTATAAGCAAGCATAGCCTTTGCCTTACCTTTTATAATGATGCCCGATGCCCAGGTTTTATCTTGGTGAGTAAGTTTCATTCTAAACTTGCCTTTTCTTTGACTTGAAACGTCGTAGGTTTTGCCAATTTCTAAAATTTGATCTGACATTGTTTTGTTTTAATTAGATTTTCTCCCTTTCAATTCCCTCTTCCTTTTGTTGATATAGTAGGTATTGACGGTCTCGCCAATGTCATCCTTTGCGATGCGTTTTACCTTGTATTCAACGGTTCCCGGACCAAGGATTATTGAATCAATGATGCCCTGGTTGTCCAAGTTATTGATGTATTGCTTTGCTGTTTTCACATAGCTTTTTTTGAATGTAAGGTGGACCAGAAGGCAGTTGGGGTCTAATCTAAATGGACTTCCGGAAATGTAGGCATGGTAGTCATACCCGACCCTTTCAATCCGGTCAATCTTGTTCCGATTCAGATACTCCGAATCGGTAGTTTTGGAAATCATGGGATTTGCCCTAATCAATTCGGCAATAATCCGGCCTTCAAATTCGTCGGAATAATTAACAATCTGATGTATGCCTAAGATTTTATTGATTGTTGTGTTAATGAACACCACCTCTGAAGCATCAATCTGGTGGAAGGTCGTGGCGGAGGTTTGCAGGAAAATCATGATTTTATTTCGCTTTGTTCTTGCAACAAAAGTACAGCTATTTTCTGAATAATTTCGTTTTTGTTGCAAATTTTCAAAGAATCTTGAATGACTTTCAGTTTTGCCTTTTCTGCGAGCTTCTCAAAAGGCTTCGTTCCCTTGAATTTTTTGAAATCCAGTTTTCCGGTTTCAGTAAATTCCTGAATCATTTCTTTGACCAGGTTCCTTTCTTTAAAATCCGGGTATCCGGTGTAAATCCTGGCAGGATCCATGTCTTTGCAGAACTCAGCAAGAACTTCATTAAACACCTTGGTTTTGAATTCCGGCAAAGGATCAATAAACTTCCATTCAATCAAGCGGTCGTAATACCGATGCAGCCCGAACATTGACTTTTCAGGCTCAAACAACCATTCCCTGTAAAACGCCACGGCTTCTTCATGCTTTTTGTTGGCGTAATACTCAACAACCTCTTTTGGCGGTGGTGGTGGACAGGCTTTGCTTAGATGCCCAAAGTCCATGCGGAATTTTTTATACCATCCGAAAATATTGGCTGCGCTGATTGTTGTGAGCTGGTCATCAAGTTTGATTTCTCCAAATGAGGCCATTTCCAAGGCTTTCAGGATGTCGTCGATAATCGCATGGGGATAAACCTCCATGATTTTCTTTATTGCTGCTTCTGCGGTCTTCAGACATTCGCCCTGGTCCTTAAAGGTTAGCTTCATAACTGCATGGGCCGCAATAATTCCTGCTGAAATTTGAGCCTCAACCATTTCTGAATCTTTTGCAAACTCATAACTGAGCCGACCAGGTTTTTCTTTTAAAAATGTAAGGGTTCCTCCAGAACCTAATAGCTTACGAGTTGCTTCCATTGTTTGCGTGTTTCTTTTTTATCAATTCCAATACCCCTTTAAGGTTTCTTTCCTGCTCTGACATTTCAGTTCCGTCAGGATGGTATTCTTTTTTTGGTTCTGGCTTACCATTTGGTTTTTCCGGGAAAATACCCTTCCACCGATTTGCGATTGAATTGTCAATAATCTTTTCGGATCTGTGGAAATCCCCGCCAGAATAGTCGATCAACTTTTTTACAAATTCATCCAGGGTTGCCTGGGTTTTGTAGGTTTCCCGATGTTCGGCTTTTTTGTAGTCAATCCATTTTTTTACCAAGGGTTCAAAAAGTCCGTAGGTGTCGGTTTTGATTTTTACCCTTTCCCCTGCACCCCTATCCCTAATTACAATTCCAGTTTCATTTACACTTTCATTTACACTTTCATTTACACCTTCAGAACGTAATACGTTCGTATTACTTTCGTTTCTATGTTTTTCCCATCTCTTATTCACTGATTCTTTGGCTTTTAAGCCTTTTTCTTTACGGATTAACATCTCTTTTTCAAGTCGTAAAGAATAACTCCCGGATTCGTCGTGCTGAAATTTTGAATACACTGATGCCCCGTTCGTAATTGAATCGCATTGCGCTCGTAATACGTTCGTATCAATTCTCCCCCCATGTTGATGTTGAGCGCACAAAAGCCGAATGTATAGGCCAACCTGCTCATTTGACATAAACATGGTCCCTGTCAAAAAATCGGAACTGTAAAACAGGAAAGCTGGATCTTTAGCCATAAATTTAAAACACTAAATGTTCAAACCCCGGCTCTTCATTATACCATGAAACATAAAGTTTGCATAGCTTATAAAAATTTTCACTTTCTAAATCAACTATTGAAACAGAATCGCCATTTGTTGTTTTTAGCAAAACTGAATCGCTAAAAATTGTAACTACTAATTTCCAATCATCTGCTCGATCTTCTAATAAAAGATTCATAAAAACAAAAACCCCATCCGGCTTTCCTGTTTGGAACCAGCGAGGTAACACGCTGAACAGTACCGACCGAATGGGGCTTTAAAAATCTTCATTTTTACCTTATTTTACCGGGGTTCCAATCCGGGTCTTTCGACATTGCAAATATACAGTTTTTTTAAATCACTCCGTAGTGAATCAGAAAAACACCCGCCAAAAAAAGCAATCCACAGGCCAACAAAAGACCAGTTTTCAAGGCAGAATTGGCCCCTTTTAGCTTCCCGATTTGTTCATTTAAGTAGTCAATCCGATCAGTCATTTGGTTTTCTTTGTCCAGGGCTTCGGTACGAATCCGGCCAATCTTGATGTCCTGTTCGGTCTTGATTTCCCGCAAAATTTTGATGTCCTGCGCCAAAGAATCATTTTGCTGTGTTGCCAAAGTCAGACGTTTCATCACATCGTTTCTTTCTCTTTCAAAGTAATCTTTGCCCTTTCGCAAGCTTTCAGTTTTGCGCTCCAGATCTTCAACTTTCTGAAGTTCCTGGATCAATCCGACCGGAAGATTGACTTCAACAAAGTTTGATGAATCTTTGTGGGCTTTAATTTCGGCTTTCCAGGTATCAGAATTAACCTGACCAATGATGTGAATACTTCCCCGACCTACTCCGAGGCGAAGACCAATTTCGATTTTCGGTGTTTTCATTTTGTTTATTTTTGCAACAAAGGTAAAACAGGATTTCTTTTCTGTGCAACAAAATTTTGAACTTCATAAATAAATTCATCCAAAGACCAAGTTACCAAAGTTTTCCATCCACGTTTTTCAAGTTCCCGAAGCCACCATTTTTGTTCTTCGGTTAATGTATTGCGGCCTACTTTTAGTTCAATGGCAAAGCCAACATAACCGCCATAAGGCTCCTGAATTAGGCAGTCTGGAACGCCACGCTTTACGCCCTTTCTTTTTAGGTGTATTCCCTCCAGGCTTATCTTTTGCCCCGATTTCAGTTCGTAGGATTTTGTCTTACGCTCATTTGCCGGATGAAACCAAAGCAGACCAAGCGTATCTAAAAACCTGGCTGCTGAAATCTGAAAGTCATCTTCGCTGCCACGGTATGGGGCAAACTGTTTTTTAGTCGGTAAATCCAAAAAAGAAAAAT